ATCCTGCTGGCACGGATCGCGGGTGAGACAGCCAATTGGGGGCAGGTGGCAGGCGCGCCCGCTGATCTCGCGGGTTTGGACTCGGTTGCGCGCGCCGAACTTAACGCTGCACAAGCCGCCGCTTCGACGGCCATTGCAAACGCGGCCATTGCCCAAGGTACAGCCGATGGCAAGGTAACGACCTTTTTCCAGATCACCGCTCCCATTGCAGAAGCGGTGGGCGATCTGTGGATAGACATAGACGACGGCAACAAACTCTATCGTTGGTCCGGTTCAGCATGGACAGCGGTGCAGGACGCGGGTATCGGGGCTGCTATCACTGCGGCTTCTACAGCACAGGCGACCGCTGACGGAAAGATTGTCAGCTTTTATCAGGCAACGGCTCCTATCGCTGAAAGTGTGGGGGACTTGTGGACCGATACTGATGACGATATAACATACCGCTGGTCCGGCTCGGCATGGGTGTCCATAGCCACGCTCGGTGCTACCGCCGAGGAAGCCGCGAGACTCGCTGCCACTAGACTTGCATTGGCGGGTTCGCTTCCCGCGCAATTCAATGCTGCGAATTACTGGTCAACTTTTGCGGGTGGCCCGCTGCCTACAACCAATCTGGCAGATAACGCACTCACCGAATACGCGGTAGACGCATCGGGCAGGTCCGTGGTTATAGGACCGGCCTTTTACCAGATCGGACCACTGGCTGACCTACCCATCAGCGATGGCATGGTCTATGACTTTAGCTTCGATGTCGAAGTCGTTGCTGATGGCGGAGGGACCAGTGCATGGGGTTTCATCCGCCAACTTGACGCGGGATTGGTTTACAGATCCTATCTGATTGCAGCAGGCACTGCACAGAAGAATATCCTCACCGGCCAGCGCCGCACTGTCCGGTTCCGCGTCGGTAAAAATGTGACCGGCGTAGACATCAACATCACCAATCCCTCGATTAAGTTTTTCCGAGTGCTACCATTGGTAAACAGGGTCGCGACGGGGACCGGCTCCAACACAACGGCAGTCACCCGCTTTTTCGGGATCACCGGCACTGTCGAAAGCTCCAAGCTGTCTGGGATCGAAGCGGGGGCAACCGTTGGGGCCGACCTGCTCACCAATGTCCTGAACAAGTCGCTCGCCAATCTGGATAGTACAGCCGACACGAAGCTGGACGGGGTTGAAACCCAGGCCGATGTTACCAAAGCAGCATCTGGCACACCGGAAGTTAATGTTGGCTACACCAGCGACGGGGTGATCAAGGCCAGCGAAATACCCAAGATTGTCAGTGGTTATAAGCTGACACCATCGGGCGGAACGGCCTTCGCCAGCGGGGTTACATGGACGGTAGCCATCATCAGCGGTTCATTCAGCGGCGCGGCTCCAACTATGGCGGGCACGGGTCAAGGCCAGCTTACGATCAATTCCGGGCCTGCGGTGGCAGAGGTAATTCTGGCGATAACGGCGACGTATAACGGGCGGGCCTATCCGCCTGTCACCACCAAGGTCAAACGGGTGCAGGATGCGGCGGTACCGGTACAGCCTACGGGCAGTGCGTTCGCCAGCGCGAATGTCAATCTGTCCAACAGCACCACAACTTATACTGTGGCAGGTACCTTGTTGGTCACAACAGGGGCAGGCGTCACCAGCGTCGCCCTTACCGCTGCCAATATGGGGTTATTTCCCGGGGGCACAATAAACGGCAACAAACCATGTGAAACAAAATGGCAGCGCGAAACCTCGCCGGGATCAGCAATCTGGACGGATATTGGCGTGGTCACAGTTTCCAGCCCGCATCCCAATGTGGAGAATGACCCCGAAATAGGGTTTGTCACGTACACAGGTGGTAACATCAACAACAATTTCACCGACACGGGCAGGACTGCGAGCACGACCTACTCCTACAGGCTGATGTATCGGCGGCAGAGCATCGCTGGCCCATCGTCGGGCAGCGTCACGCTTGGTGGCACCATCAGCGCGCAAGGATAAATCATGGCAGACTGGAGCATTCTACAGCACCCCGACACCACCGAGAAGTGCATCACTAAATCGCCTGATGACTACAAGGGCTGGACGTTGCTTGGCACCTCGAAAAAGGAGCCGGGTGACTTCGAGGAATGGGACGATACCACCAGGAAATTCAAACTGGGCACCGCGCTCAAAGCCAAGGCCGAGCGTTGCCGGATGGCGCGAGACTGTGAAGGGATGCTCGATATGATCGAGGCTCTTGAAGCGCGTATCAGTATTTTAGAAGGGAAGTAAAATGACCCTGACCGACAAAACCCGACGCATCCAGGTGATCGTCGGTATCACACCGGACGGCGTGTACGGCCCGCAGACCGCCGATGCGATCCTTGCGCGCATTGCCCCGTCAACCAGCCAACCGATCGACGACGTGACCAAGCCGACTGCTCGGATCATGTTGGAGATTATCGAACACGAAGCGATAATCTGTGAAGCGTACAAAGACAGCGTAGGTGTCTGGACGTGGGGGGTGGGCGTCACATCCGCATCAGGCCATGATGTCGCTCGCTACAAAGACAACCCGACCACCATTGAACGGTGTCTGGAGGTCTATGAGTGGCTGGTGCGCGTGAAATACCTGCCCGCAGTGCTAAGAGCCTTCAAAGGCCACACCCTGTCCGAATCGCAACTCGGTGCTGCATTGTCGTTCCATTGGAACACAGGTGCGATCAGCAGCGCGTCATGGGTCAAGTCGTTCAAGGCGGGCAAGATCGATCAGGCGCGCAAAGAGTTCATGAACTGGTCCACACCGCGCGAGATCATCGGTCGGCGCAAAGCGGAGCGCAACCTGTTTTTCGACGGGGTGTGGTCGACCGATGGGATGGTCACAGTGTATCAGCACGTCCGCAAGCCATCCTATACACCAGACTGGACAAGTGCGCGACAAGTGGATATTCGTGACGCTCTCGCTAAGGTGTTATCATGAGCAGAAAAGACATCCCTCGCGCTGCAATCGCAATCGCTTTGATCGGTTTGTTCGGGTATGCGTATTTGCAGAACCCGAGCGATCAGTTGCTGGTCGGTGCGCTCATCACCATGACAGGCACAGCGGTCAACTGGTGGCTGGGCAGCAGCAAGGGTAGTTCGGACAAGTCGGAACAGATGGAACGGCAGGCGACAGGGCAACCCAACGATCCAGTCCACACCATAGAGGACGACACACGATGACATTCCTATTCGGCTACGCCGCTAAACTGGTCGGTGCCAAATTCGCCAAACCTTTGACATGGTCCGTGCTGGCCCTGCTGCTCGTCGGCGGTATTTTCCTGCTCGGTCGTTGTAGCAAGGATAATTATGAGGATGAGTACCGAGCGCAGATCGAGCAGACCAATCTCAGCAGTGATGCGGCTTCTGACGCTGCGGAGAGCGCGATCAAAATTCTTGACGGTCGAGTTGCAACCGAAGATGCAATCGATCAGATCGTCTCGCAGACAATAACACAAATCGACACCGCTGCGAACTCCGATGCCGTCCGTGCGGCCGTCATGGTCGGTGTGTGTGGAACCACGGAGCATCGGAACGATCCGGCGTGTATGCCGACTGCGGAGAATAGACAATGAGACTGCTCACATGCGCCGTGCTGGCATTTTCGCTCACCGGTTGCGGTATTATCAGCCGACCGGTCGTATCGACCCCACCAGCGCGTTGCGCTTCACTGGTGCCGGATAGTTGGGCCGGTGGTGTCGAGGCGGCTCCTGTGCCCGCTACGGCAGACCTGAGCCTGTTGGACCAGGTAAAGGCTTGGGCCGGTGCCTACGTCGCGCAGGGTGGTCAACTCGCAAAGGCCAACGGCCGCACGGCAGATACGATCGAGATCGTGTCGAAGTGTGAGGATTTGGTCAATGCGTCTCGGGCGGACCGTCAGTAACGAGCGACTAACCACACTATCGTTGTGTCGGTGATTCGCAACATAAATCATATTACGCTTTGCGATGCAACTTTTGAGTTATATTATCACCAACTTAGATGCTTCTGCGATGTAATATGAGTAATCTACGTCACACCAATTGAACGTCGATGCGTCGTTGCATTCGCGCACCAAGCGTCCCGCTTGTATCATCGTGCGTCGTTCGGTATATTTGCTGCGGTTCTTCGTGCAGACCGCTTCGGACCAACCCCCACCTGTCTCGGTCATGACCCGCTCATATTCCGCCTTGGTCACACCGTTGGCCCGCTTCCATTGTCCGATCACGCCACCCGCTACAGGTGGGCTGATCTTGACCAGTTGCTCCCCGGCTGTCGAGACGTAATAGCGTGTCACACGCTGGACCTCACGGTTGCCCAGAACCAGCTTGTCAGCGCGGTTCACCTTTGCTCTGAGCATGAAGTCGAACGGGTCTGTGTGCGCCCTGATATACGTCTCGATCGGCACGTTGTGAACCATAGCGACCACAGCAGCGCGGGTGGAGATGATGTTACTGTGGTCGCGATGCCAACCAGGAGGGGACGCGCCGCCGATGCTACCCGCGTAATCGAGCGGATCGGGGTGCCAGTACGCACCTTTCAGTTTCAGTTTAGCCATCAATCCTGCGCTTCAACAAGCGACTGTATCGTGCTGTCATAGACGGACAATGCGAGTGTTTCTTGAAAGTCGTGATGGTGCGATACACCGCATATCTTCATCACATCCTGTCCGGTCAAACTACCCACACCCCGAATACCGCTGTTGAAATCGCTGACGGCTAATTCGTTGGCGCGACGTAGAAACGTCATCATGTGGTCGCGTGGGGTGTGTACTAGATCAATGATTGTCATTCTGCATACTCCGAAATATAGTTGTTTACGTCCCTGATCCACATTCTGCTGTAATGTGCGCTTTCCAGTTTCAGGTATGTGTATTCTTCCCACCGCTTTTCGATTTCTTTCGCTGCGTCGAGATGATCGCGGTGGATGCGATACGTGATCCCATCGGTGTTGACTTGGATCAGCGATATTGTCGGCACGGCTAACAGCCACTCAACCAGCATACAAATCAGCAATTGCCCGTTAATCGGCATGGACAGGAAATAGGCCAGATCGAAGAACGCGGAATACTTGTTGCCGCTCTTACCCCATGCGCCGTTGCTCGCCAGTTTGAACAGAGCGTTCAATGGGGTGCCTTTGGCGTGTGTGGCGCGCTCGGCGGGCAGTTTGGCGTATTCAGTGATAAAGCGTGGCCCGAGATGTTCCGGCGCGAGTTGGTTCACGTTGGACAGGCTCGGATACAGCGCGGCAACATCGATGTCCCGAATGAGCCATTCATCGTCCGCAATGAGCCGTTGCGGTGGGACCGATGCGTGCATTCCGCCCGTGCCGAAATGGAACTCCAATCCGCCGACATGCGCCGTGACCTTGATTACCCCCTTGGTGACGATCTCTGCCTCTGGATCGTCCATGTCGTCAGGTGTCAGCACTTGGTCGAGCATAAAGCCATGGACGCGCTGGAATTCAGGGTTCTCGAAGCGCACGTAAGGGAATATGATGTCACGCAGAGCAATCTTCGTGCGTATGGTCTGGCGGCGCACCTTGTGACCACTTGACCGGTCATAGCAGAGATTGTCACCAAGACGCTGTTCGAGCATCTTTTCACCAATCTTCGTATCGTTCCAGTTTAGACATTCGATCCCGAATTGCGGAACCAGTGTGAGCCGGAACTTGATCGCGTCCAGACTGAAAAAGGCAAACCGTTTCGTTTCCTTCACATCGTGCTTGTTGTACGGGATCAGTTCACCGTCGACTTCCTCGAACGTAACAGGTCGATCAAACGGTATGGACGATTCGACTACAGACTCAGCGCGCATCGCGAATTGCAATGCTTTGAGGCTGGTGGATTTCGCATGGTTGTCGAAATGGTGAATCTTGAAAAGATCGATCTGCGGTGCGAACCGATCACGCGGCCATATCTGATGCGCCCACCGGTCGTCACCGTAACCGGACGTGATGATCGACTGTGACTTGGCGTGCAGTTCCTGATATGTGGCGTGTGGGTTCAACATGAACATGTGCAGCAGCGCGTAGTCGTATCCTTCGTTGTTGAAGCCGATCATGGGGATGCTATTCTGCTGGCACCAAATGAGCCATTGCAGCAGGTGCTGCCGGTCGTCCCGAAACTCGCTGATCTCCCACACTGTCGGCGGCGCGTCACCAAACAGCGGTTCGGCACACAAGGTGAATATGTTGCTCAGGCACTCATTATCGTAAACGATCGCTTGGGACAGGTCTGGTGCGGGTGTCACAGTTCACCACACCCCGGCCCGACCTGTCCAGGGTTGTCAGGATCGGTGAAGTCTTTCCAGTGGACCCATCCTTTCGGGCAGGCGAAACCCCACTCGCGCATTTCATCAGGTGTCGCGTAATCCGGTTTCATATTCACCACCTAATACAATCGTTCAAATCAGCCGAGTAGTGGCAGGCGGGCCAGATACAATCCGGCCCGCACGGCACATCCTTTCAGCGGGGCGGCGGCGCGCCCGGCATACCAGCACCCGCGACAAACCCCACAGCAGGTGGTGGAAGTGGCGCACCGGCCTGTGGGACAGGATGAGCACCACCGTCCCAATTACCGTTCAGGAACCACTGCTCGGTCCCGTTGCCGTTGTCATGCACATGCGTCGGATCAGTCGGCCGCTGTGGCCCTGTGGGCACTGCTGGTGGTGCAGGCGGGGCAGGCGGGGCAGGTGGTGGTGCATTTCCCGGTGTCTGACCCGGCATAGGCGCACCGCTTGCGACAGGTGTAGCACTCGCGCCGGGCGGTAATGGTGGTGGGCCACTGCCGAACGCCTGATTTGGATCAGTCTGACGGATC